CGTAAAGCCCCGCGTTCAGCATAACCCGGCAGGAATCCACTTAAATCCAGCGGGGCGCTGTCCAAACAACCGGGGCCAGCTCTATATACCAGCACCGCAGCGGAACTAGCTGCGCACATCGATAAGTGGCACGTCCCGTACATCGACCACATGGTCGTGACGCACCCGGATCAAGATCACGCCGAAGGTCTGGCACCGATCCTGGAATACTATCCGGTCGGTACGCTCTGGATGCTGAGACCGTGGATTTACGCGGATCAGCTCATTCAGCACTTCCCGCGCATGCAGTCGGTGGCCACGCTGCAGCAGCGTCTCCGCGACGACTATCCGTACATCGCCGAGCTAGAGAAGATCGCGCAGAAGCGCGGTATCAACATCCAAGAGCCGTTCCAGGGACGGAAGATTGGCGCCTTCACTGTGCTGACTCCCTCGCCTGCGCGATACGGCCGGTTGATCCTGCGGTCCGATCGCACGCCTCAACTCGCGCCCGGACTGGGAGGCGCTCTCGCTGGCTTGGTGCAGCCGATAAAAGCCATGGCCCGGATGGTCCGCGATGGTTGGGGCTCCGAACGGTTCTCAAGCGAAGACACGAGCGTCGAAAATGAAATGAGTGTTGTGCAGTGGGCCAACATTGCGGGCGACAACATTGTTCTTACCGGTGATGCGGGGCGCGAGGGAATGACCGAAGCGGCGGACCATGCTCCCTACGAAGGCTTGTTCTTGCCCGGCGTGCAGCAGTTTCAAGTCCCGCACCACGGCGGACGGCGCAATCTATCGACTGAGATATGTGATCGTTGGCTCGGTCAGCGCCTGCGTGCGATGGTCCCAGAGGGCAGCGAGACCTTTTACGCTCTCATCAGCTCTGCCAAGGAAGATACCGACCATCCCCGTAACGCGGTGATCCGCGCGATGCGTCACCGTGGCGCTTTCATAGCAACGACCGAGGACAGCGCATTTCGCGCGCACAAGAACTCGCCGAACCCTTGGCCTGGCAAACTGACAAACGTGGCATATCCCGGTGAGCAAGAAGAGTAGAGGCATTACCAAACTGAGCTTTTACGAACAGGTCGGGATCATCATTCCCGGCAGTGCGATGTTGTTCGGCTTGTTCTTCTTCATCCCCGATCTGCGCGGTGCGCTGACGAAAGACGGCGTGAGCGTTGGCCAACTTGGCATCTTTGTCTTGCTCTCGTATGCCGCCGGTCACCTCGTTGCTGCGGTCGGCAATGCAGTCGAATGGCTTATGTGGAAGGCGTTCGGCGGAATGCCCAGCGACTGGATCGTGCGAGAGGATCAGACTCTTCTTGCTCCGGAACAGCTCAACCAGCTCAGAGAAAAGTTGCAGGTGTTGATGGGGATCTGCGTCGAAAAGGTCACCGGCATGGATGTGAAGACGTGGAAGCCGATCTCACGGCAAATCTACGCCAAGGTGATGAAGGACGGGCAGACGAGCCGGATCGATACGTTCAATGGGAACTACGGGCTTAACCGAGGTCTCGCGAGCGCCATGCTGGTCCTCACCGTCTTCGCTCTTACGCAGTCCCTCTGGTGGGCCGCCTTCGGTCTGATAGTTGTGGGAAGCGTCTTTCTGTACCGCGCGCACCGCTTCGGCGTGTATTACGGCCGCGAACTCTACCTGCAATTTCTAATTATGAGCGATCAGCCAAAGCCGCCGCCGAAGATATCAAGGAAAAAGGAAGAGACGGCCTGAATCAACTCGGATTCGTTTTGGACCGCTCCCCGAGTGCCGCTAGGCTCGCAGAGGGGGAAACATGGCAAACTCACCACTTGGCGTAATCAAAATCCCGGTAGATGGATCATGGGATATTGAGAACCTGCGCGATCTATCCGAAAGCCTTTCCGAGACGTACGGGCTTTTTTACCCACTCGTGGCGGCCGAAGAGGATACCGGCTCATGGTGCGCAAGCACGATGATCGCGTGCGCTTGTACAGACGCCGCACCGCACACGGGCAGACCAGATCATTTGTGGTCAACGGCCATAAATACATGAGACCCGCGCGGGTCTCCCCGGCGGGTCTCTCAAAGCCGTGTCGCCCACGGCCCCCTTATCGTTCTCAAGGCATTTTTGCGGATCGCGGTCGTCGGAACGAGTGCGACACTTTTGCATTGCCGGGCGGGTACGAAGGCCGCCGTCAGAACGAGATCGGGTCTCGGATTTAACAGGCTCGATTAAGGTGACATGAGAAGGGGTTTACTTCTTCATGACTGTGCTCCAAGTCAGTTGCGGAAGTCGTCCGCCTCAACGGCGATGGCTTACAGTAGCGATTAGGAGGCCCGTGACATGCCCATTCGAGTAGCCCTCATTGCCGCCGCCCTGCTCGCCGCGACTGCCTCTGCGCACGCGGCGAAGCGATTGGAAGTCGGCCAGTCTGGCGTCCTTCACACGACCGCCCTGGCCTGCCCGACGCTCGATGGCATGCGCGCCGTGTTGCAGACTGCGAAGGCTGACTTTGAAGCTGGGGTTGCGAAGGGTGCGGCCGAAGGATGCAAGTCGTTCGGCAAGGGCACGGAGGTCTTCGTGGTCGAAGTGCCGAACGCGGTGCTTGCCTGCGTTCGGCCGAAGGGAGAGAAGTCCTGCGTGTGGACCGCGCAGGATCGCGTTCACGCGCTCGACTGATCAGACCGGGATTTCGTCGGTGTAGCTGAACACCATACGCATCGGCTCGTCATAGGTGACGGTCCCGCCGTTGTCGTCGAAGATCACGTCGAAGCTTTCGTCCGCGTGCGTCTCGCCGATCTTGCCAGTGCGCCCGTCTTCGCGGGTCACAGCACGTCCCTCGTTCGTCGCCGTGTTCGTAATCATCGGAATCATCATGGTCGTTCTCCTTACCGGCTGGCGATTTCCGCCCACCACTTGCGCAAAATGATCGTCGCTTGCCCGGCACCATTGAAGTTGCCGCCGAAAGCGAGGTTCGTGAACGGCGTCCCGGTGAACGCCGGAATGACCATGCCGTCCGGCTCATAGACGATGCCGGTGAAGCCCCTGCCGGGATCGTTACCCAGGTTCGAAGCAGCGAGCATGTCATAGACCGGGCCGTAGCCGCCGGTGGACGGAAACCATTCGAGATCGGCGAGCACAGACGCGAAGCCGGTTGCGCCGGGCGCAAGATCGACTTCGCCGCCACCGCGCACGACGACGCCCTGCTTGACGCCGGTGCGGTCGAGCGCGGCGTAGCAGCCGAACGCACCGGCGGCGGTAGCAGTCGCGACGATCTTGATTTCCTGACCGAAGGTGTTGCCGTTCGCGTCGGCTGGACCGAATACACGACGGTCACGCCGCCGGTGCATGCCTTCGTGATGATGCCGGTCGGCACGTTGCCGCTGTTGCCGTTGCCGGTCGCAGCGACCGAGCCGGGGAAGCCAGCTTGCGAGAACATCGAGCGCGCGCCATAGCCGGACTTTGACTGATTGACAGCGCCCAGGCGATGGCCGGGGATCGGGCGAAGATGCGGCAGGATGATCGTGCCGCAGCCGAGACCGATGATCTGGCCTGCGGCGGTGTCGTCGTGCGTGCCATCATAGGTGTTTTTGAGCGCGATGGTGCCGTTGCTCGCGGTGTTGTTCGAGAACGGCGTCTGGTCGAGCACCAAGACATCAGGCGGGCCGCGACCATCGTCGTCGCCGTACTGAATGAAATCGACCATGAGACGATTGTAGTCGTTCATGTTCGCGATGTGCGTCGAGTTGAAATTGTTCGCGCCGCGCTCCCACCAAAGCACAGCGGTCGAGCCCGCGTCGTTGACCTGCTTGATGTACTTCTTCATCAAGTCGAGGTTGCCCTGGACGACGTTACCGACCGGGGTCTGTTGCGCGATGGCGTTGATGATGCCGGTGAAGCAGATGAAGCGCGCGCCCGAGGCAATGGCCGCATCGACCTGCGCCTGCCATTGAGACGGGAAGGTTCCCGAGACGGCGACATTGCCGAGACAGATCAGCGGACGCCCCTGCGAACGGCAGTAAGCCTCCATCCAATTCGCCCAGCCGTTCGCCGCCTTGTTGTACTTGAGCGGATCAAGATACTTCATCGCGTTGCGGCTATCGCCGACGTAGAAGATCGTGTTCAGAAAACGCTTGCGAAGGCTAAGCGCGAAAGCTGCGTTGCGGGTCTGCATGTGCGGGCCGTTCTCTTAGGCTTTGTCGATCAGGAAGGCCCCGTCGCTATCGACGAGAATGAACCCGTCGCTATCGACGACGAAGACATAGCCCGGCGGCGGCGCGAGTACCGTTTCCGTGGAGCGGACGATTCCGAGTCCGAGACCGAGACGCATTAGATCGCGCCTTCCAATCCGGTCGCGGTCGCGGCGGTGACGTGCGTCGCCCAAAGGGTCCGCGTTTCACCGGCGACGAAGTTGAGCGTCCGGCTCGCGCCGGTGCGCTTCATGGTGACGGTAACGGTGCCATCGGTGTTCGCGCGGATCGCGCGGATGGGCTGCGCCAGAGCGGTCGCGCTCGGGACAATCGGCACCCAATCGAGGGCGGGACCATCGAAGGGAACGGCGTAAGGGTTCTCGCGGGACACGGGCTTTTCCTGTGAAAGTCAGAGACAGGAGAGCCCGCTTTGCACCGCAGCGCGAGATCGGTTCAGTAGCCCTTATTCCAGTCTTCGTCGGGCTCCACCGAGTCGATGAAGTGATCGTAAAGCCAGACCGGCCAAGGCACCGTCGATGCCCAGCCGCCCTTCAGGATCGACTTGCCCAGGCGGCTCGAAATCGTCTCGTCATGCCAGCCGCCGAGCAGCGCGTTGCCAAGCTGATCGATGGCGATCAGCACGTTCCAGAAGTACGCGCCGACCTGCTTCATGCCGCCATGTCCTTCGGCATCGAGCTTGCCGGGCGCTTCGGCACGGCCGGGGTTTCGAGCTTGATCTCGCACCGCTCGCGCACGCCCCAGGTCTCATGGATCAGGAAGAACCATTGCTGCGGCAGTTCGAGCGAGGCGCGCAGGCCGTTGCCGTACTCGCTGTAGCCGGGGAACGCGCCGTTCGAGAACACCGGGCCGGGATTGGCCGAGTGGTGATAATGGCCGTGCATGATGATGTCCGGCCGACGCTGCGCCCTGGCTTGCTGCGCCTCGACCTTCTTCGTGCCGCGCACGATGGGGAGAAGCGGACCGGCGAAGCCCTGCCCGCCGCCGGTGCCCATCTTGTCTCCGTGCGTCAGGAAGGCCGTGTAGCCCAGCACGGGGATGATGGCGTCGTTGGACACGCCGATCTGGAAAGTCACGCGAGCGTCGCCCTTAAAGGCGTCTGCGACCATGTGAGCAATGAGGGTGTCATAGCTCAGCCTCGAGTACAGCTTCGCGGTCGGCTTGAACGTGGTGCGGGCGTGGTTGCCCGGCACCGACGAAACGTGGATGCGCTTGTAGACCTTGAGCAGCAACTTGATGCCCGCGATGATTAGAGCCACCACCATGCGAACCTGCTCATGCGAGGTCAGGCCATTGGTGATCCGCAGTTCTTCGTGGATGTCGCCAGAGATCAGGTCGCCGCCCAGGTTGAGCAGAAGGCCCTCGACCTTGCAGTCTGCCGCCCAACGCGGACCGATCTCGCACACCGCGTCGAAGAACCGGCGGACGCGCGTCGCCGCGATCTGCGGATTGAAGGCGTTGAGCCCGAGGATTTCGTCGGGATCGACGACCTCGCCCATGTGCAGATCAGTGAAGAGCATCGAGAGCACGGCGCGGTTGCGCTTGCCCAGGCCGTGCTTCAACAGCCACTCGGGCGGCGCGACCTGAAGGTTGCGGATGCCGCCGATCTCTTCAAGCATCTGCTCGACGGCGGCCAGTTCCTTCTCGACACCCTGCGCGCGCCGACGCCAGTAGGCGCTATCGTGAAGCTCGCGCCGGGTCGGCGGCTTCTTGCCTTCCGGCGCTTCGTACAGCGACCAATCCGGCAGGAAGTTCTTATCGCCGCGATTGGCGAGAGCGTCCTGCGCCCGCACCCAATCCGTCAGCGTGTTCTTGTTCAGCTTCAGGCGACGCGTCGCTTCGAGAACGGCAGAGCCCTTTCCGCGCTGCTCGGACCGATACGGCACGAAGCCTTCGCGCAAACAGGTCTCGATTGCTTCCTTCTTCTGCTTGTCCGTCGTCACTTCGTTTTGCCCTGCGTCAAGAGAAACTGATCGAACCGCGCGCCGATGCGATCCAACGCGCCGACCAACCGCTCTTCGATGCGGTCGATCAGTTGGACGGTCGCGTATTCCTGCGCGACCTTTTCGCGGAACTGTGCGAGGTCGCGTTCGGTCGCGGCGGCGAGTCGCTGCGCTTCGGCGGCTGCGGCCTTCGCCTCATTGGCAATGGCCTGCCCCGCCTTCGCCGACGCTTCGTTCTTCGCGTGCGCCACGGCGTTGCGGATCAGAAGCGCGATGATCGCGCCAGCGCCGGTGCCGAGCAGGCCAATGAGCCATTCGGGGATCGAGATCATTTGACTTGGGCCTTCAGGCGCACGTTGCGCACGTTGTTGCGGGAGATACGGAGCCGCTTGTTCGCTTCCTTGCGCGCCGCTTCTTCGAGCTTCCACGCCACACGTGCGTCGACGCCGGGCACCACCTTCGGCGCGGGCACTTCGTCGAGAACGAGAGTCGACTCGTGCGGCACCGAGAAGTCCGGCGCGGGCCTAACGCTTTCGGTGGTCTTGCACGCCGCCAGTGAAATCGTCAGGAGTGAGCAGGCAAGCAGCGTTCGGGCGATCCTTGAGGCGCTTTTCATAGTCATCGATTTGGTCCTGAGCTTCTTGGGCGCGCTGCGCCGCTTCGTCACGTTGCTTCACAGCGGTCTCGGCGGCCTCGAACACCATGTCGAGACTCTTGCGCTGCCCAGCGATCACGCCGTCACGAACAGAGATCGCTTCGCGCAATGCGTTGGCTTCGGCTCGGCCATCCGCGAAGCGGTAGCCGACAAGGAACGCCTGCGCCGAAAGGAAGACGTAGACGAGAACCGCCGCCACGCCGGCGTAAGGCGCAAACATCGGGAGCTTGCTGATGATCGGGAAGTGGCCGACGATCACGCAGACGAAGACGAGCGCCGCAAGCGTGAGGATCACCACGTCGGAGGCCGCGATCTGCCAAAGCAGATCGCCAAGCCCGAGCTTGTCGTTCAAGCTCACAAAGAACTGCTTGATCATTCCTTCTCCAACCAAATCCAGAGGGCGAGGCCGATCAGGATGAAGGTGCCCAGGGCGACGATGACCTTCCAATCCTGAAGCACGCCCAGGAAGGACGTGATGGACAGGCCACCGAAGAGGCCGGAGGCCGCCGTGAGCTTGCTCTTGATGAACGCCTTCAGCTTGCCCGGCGCGGTCGCACTCTCGTCACGGACATCGCTGTGCGGTTCGAGATCGACCTGCTCTTCACCGGCTTCGTCTGTGTCGTGGCGCTCGCCGCCTTCCGGCGCCGAGAGAAGGCCGACCGGATGATACGGAAGCGCCGAAGCCTTCAACTGATCCAGCGGATACAGCGGGTTGGTATCGATCTTGCGGCCCGGCGAGATCATCCAATGCGTGATGATGTCCTCGATCTTGAAGGTCTGCGCGAGCGCGAAGCACAGGTCGGTGACGGCCGCAATCTGCTCGGGGCTGTAGTGCAGCCAGTAGCCCGCACCGTGCGCCGTGGTCTTCGCGTACTCGACCTTGAGCGACGGGTCCTTGTTCGTGTCGATGGTGCAGATGTCGTTCTTGTAGACGCCCTCCGACACCTTCTGAAGCTTGCCGGGGTTGTCGATCTCGATGCCGACCGCGTAGCTGTTCATGAACTTCAGCCCCTTCCATTGGGACTGCCCGGCGTGCCACGCCACTACGTTGAACGGCACAAGCTGGGTGATCTTGCCCTGGCGGCTAACGACGACATGCGCCGAGACCTTCGCCGCCGGATTGGTCAGCCACGAAATGTCGCCGTCATCCTTGAGGCCCGACGCGGTGTCGTGGATCACGATGAAGCGCGGCTTCAGAGCGCCGCCGTGGTTCGGGCTCTTGACGAACGGAAACGCGACTCCGTCCCGATACCCAAGACCATTCTTGATGCTGATCGACATGATGTCTCTCCGTTTGTTGAGAGCATCATCGCCAATCGTTGCGTTGCGCGCAGGGCCGTTCTGGTAGCCGTTACCCGCCGCCGCCACCGCCCCAAAAGTCGTCACTTCCTTCGCCAGCGGTCTCGCAAGAGATGCGCGTCGTGAGGCCCTGATCGTTGAGACGATGCGTCGCCGATTTGATCGTGTAGCTGCCGTCGCAGTCGGGGTCGAAGCCGATGGCAGTGAGACCGCCCCGGAGAACATCTCAGTGCGACCGAGGAAGTTGGCGGCGAAGACCTTCTTGCCGCGAGCGAGCGCGCCCTTCGTGGCCTTGGCCTGCGCCTCCGCTTCTTCCTTGGTCTTGAACAGCTTGCGGCTGCGGAAGACAGGGTTGCCGCCGCCTTCCTTCACCCACTCGCGCTCGCCCTTCTTGATGTTGTGCCACGCGGCCTCGACCGACTTGTAGTCGCCGCGCGTCGAGCCGGTGCAATCCCAATCGGTCACGCCGATCTCGGTCAGCATGAATACGGGGGCCGCGCCGCCGCTAGGAAGCATGCCAGAGCCCGCCTTGTTGAAGATGACCTTTTCATCGGCCAGCTTGAAATTCGCGCCCACACGGCTCGCCAAGCGCGTCAGGAAGTTTAGGTCAGACTCACTCGACTGATCGATGTGGTCGATCTTGATCCCGCCGACCTCGCCGTTGACGATGGCCGACAGGCCGTTGCGCCCGGCGATGTACTGCACGATGTCGTCCACGCTCTTCTCATGATACGAGCGCGACTTCGGCGACTTGATCTCGGTCGTGAGCCCGGCGGCCTTCGCCGTCACGGTCATGATCTTCGGACGCCCCTTCTTCGTCCACGAGTCGATAAGGAAGGTGCCCATGTAGTTGACGCCGGTCTCGACGAAGCCGAGCGAGACCTGAAGCTTCGAGCCCTTCCCCGGCGCGGGGATGTACTCGCGATTGTCGATCTCAAGCTCGCAACTATCGGACTTCTTGCCCTCGTTGTCCTGAACCGTCAGCGAGAGCAGCGGGCCGCCGCCCAGGACGCCGCCGGGGATGACATGGCCGCCGCCTTCCAAGGGCAGGCCAAAGGGTGCCGGGATCAGGTTGGCCGTGATGTCGCGGCCGTCGAGCAGGATGCGGGCAGCGGGCGTCACGACCAAATCCTCGCGGCCGTGTTGACCTTCTTCACCGTGAAGGCGGGGATGTTGATGGTCATGCCTTGCGGCAGCTTCGTCCCGGCGGCGGCGAGGCTGGGGTTGGCGCGCAGGATCGCCTCCGTCGCGCCGTGCGTGACGCCGAAGCGGTTGTAGGCGATCAGGTCAACCGTATCGCCTTCGATGGTCGTGTATTGCTCCATCAGACGTAAGCCTTCAGATCAATCGTGAACTCGATCTTACGGGGAGCACCGTCCGACATCAGGGTCTCTTGCCCCTCCCTGATCTTCTCGATCACGTAGTTCCCGAGATACCGGCCGAAGCCGGTGACGAGCGGGAGCGGCTGCCCAAGCCCGGCCTGCGCACGCATCTGATCGACCTGCCGCAGCCCGCCGCGATAGTGCGGATAGATCACGCCATCGAGCGTGATCGTGTCCTCGCCGGGTCCGACGTATTGCGGAGCCGGTGCCATGCCGATTCGTTCCGTGGACGGCCAGCGCCATGCAGAGGTCCGGTCGAACTTCTGATAGGCGCTAGTGTTGATCGAGAAGCGGTACGCGCCGAGCGCGAGAAGAACGGTGCTTTGCATGATCAGTCACTCAAGAGTCCACGCTGCTCGGATTCGAGTCGCGCGAAGGCCGCGTAGACCGCGTCTTCGGCCGCCCGACGAACATCGTTGGGATTGCCGCCTTGGACTTGGACGGTGATCTGCGCCGTGTTGCTGCGCGAGACCGTCGTGTTGTTCTCGCTCGAACTGGCGACCGCCGACGCACCATCCGAGGTCAGACGGCGCAGCGTGTCGTTGGGCTCGATGCGGCCGGACATGCCGGGCACGAAAAGCTCGGGGCCTTGCTCGCCGACAAGGTACGGCTTGCCGAAGCTCACAGGCCCGCCCATAGCGCGAGCGCCAGCAATAGGCGCAGGAGCCGCACCGCCTGCCGGGGCTCCCTTGCCCCCGCCGCCGCTGCTAAAGATGCCCTTGATGGCGCTGCCCAGCGACATCGCCTTGTCGATGGCGGTTCCGAAGAATCCAATGAGGCTTTGGATCGCGGAGATCACCGACCTCACGCCCGAGGCTGCAACGCCGCCGACCGTCTCGCCCCACTCGCGCCACTTCGCGTTGGTCGCATCGAGCGGCCCGAGCAACTGCGTCATCCAGTTGTAGACGGAGCCCAAGCCATCGGCGATGGCTTTCACAGCCGGACCGGCCGGACCGAGACCTTCCATGAAGCCCTTCCCGAACCCGGCGAAGAACTCCTTGATGCCCGCCCAATTGTTGTAGACCCACACGCTCAAAGCCGTCAGCGCGACGACCAGCGCCGTAATGATCAGACCGACCGGGTTGGCGACCAGCGCCCACATGGCGAGGCCGATGGCCCGCAGAGCCGTCAGCGGGAAGAGCAGGATCGACCGCGCCAGGGCGAGCAGAGAGCCGCCGAGAGCCGAGAGCGTCGCCCCTGCCCCCAGGGCCGTCAGCATGCGGAAGCCCAGGGCCATCGCCGCCAAGCGGCCTACAGCGGCCGTCGCCACGCCAGCGATGACGCCGCCGAGCAGCCGGAACGGCAACAGCACACCGAGCAGCGCGAGGTTCAGACCGCGCATCGCGAGCAGCCCAACGCGGCCGAGCGCGCCCAGGACGAAGAGCAGCGGACCGGCAGCGGCAGCCGCAGCGGCGAAGTAGACGCCGGTCTTCAAGAGCGCCGGGTTCGTCTCCGACAGCTTCTGCAACGTGTCCGCGAGCTTCGTGAAGGCGTTGGCGATGTCGTTGCCGACCGCGTCCACAATCGTGTTGCGGAACTTCTCCCAGGCAGCGCCGAGCTTGAGCAAGATCGCGGGCAAGCCTTGGTTGGCGATCTTGTATTGCCGCTGCGAATAGCCGTCCGACTTCTCTTCGACTTCCTTGATCATCGCGGGCAGATCGGCCTTCAGCAACGCCATGTAACGCGAGATATGGCGCGCTTCGAGGATCTGCGCGATGTCGCCGGTCGTCGCGACACCGTCGTCCATTTTCTTCTTCAGGTCGGTCATGAACTTCGTGATGTCCACCTTCGACCCCGCCGCCGCGACGGCGTCGTTGACCGAGTCCGAAATCTTGTCAGCGTCAACCGCCGACGAACTGCCGATGGCACCCTGAACAGCTTTGGTGATCGCGGCCGACAACCCGGCGTGGTCGCCCTTGTTGTTCTTGATCGCGTCGGCGATCTGGCCCTTCACGCTGCTCGCGTCGATGCCGTCCGCCTTCAAGTTCTCAAGGACCGTGTCGGCGGTGACAGGTCGTGCCTGGGTGTAGTCGGACAGGTTCATGCCGATGCGGCTCAGCGCCTTCATGCCACCCTTGGGCATCTTGACGAGACGCACGATGGCAGAGCGCAGCGCGACGCCCGCTTCCGATCCGAGCACACCGGCCTTCGCGAAGGCCATGACCATCGCCGTGACAGAGTCGAGCGAGTTGCCGGTCGTCGCCGCGACGCCGCCCGCATACTTGAACGACTCCGAGATGTCCTTCATGGACGCGACCGTGGACACGGCGGCATAGACCATGCGGTCGGTGACGACGGTCGAAGACTTCACGGCCTGCTCATAGGTCTTCATGGGCATGCGGAATTGCGTGATGGTCTTGCTCAGTGACGCGCCGACATCCGCAGGCGTCATATCGCCCGCCAGCGCAGACGCGGCCAAGACTTGTTCGAGCGCGCCCTTCGTCTGCTCGAACGTGAAGCCCGCCTTCAGAAGCTCCGTCGCCGACTTCATGATGCCGGTCGCGCCACCGGCGTCAAACCGACCTGCCAAGTCCTGCGACATCTTCGAAAGCTCAAGGCGCTGCTCTTTCGTCGCTTCGCCCAACGCCTCGACCATGTTGCCCGCCTTGGCGAACTCGGCGGCGTCCTTGATCATGTTCGCGCCGAACCACGCGGCGGGCGTCGTGACTCCGAGCGTCGCGTTGCGGCCATGCCGCTGCATCACGGCCATGCGCTTCGAGGTATCGGCGAGATGCTTGTTTACGGCCGCGAACGGCGCGTTCATTTTTGCGGCCATGCCAGCGAGCGAAGCTCCCAGGCTGTTGACCTGGGTCTTCGCTGCGTTGACTGCGGCGTTGAGGCTGGGGCTAACCTTGCCCCCGATGTTGACGAATACGGAGAAGCCGGTCGCCATGTTACTTTGCCTTCATCGCCTTGTTGATGTCGGCCTGAAGCTTCGTGGCGTCTTCAAGCCAGCCGTAGAAATCGTCGAGGGACATTTCCTCGACTTCAGAGATCGAGACGCCGCCTTTGGTCAGCCGAACGAGCGTCAGAATCCCCTTTCGGAGATCGCTTAGCTCGACTGACCCCCACGAAAAGCATCGAGTTGGTCGCTCAGCTTCTTCGCGTCGATCTCGTCAAGCTCTTCGATCACGTCCGGCGAGACGTTGCAGAGATCGGACAGGAGCAGGATGCCCTTGTCGGCGTCGTGGCCCTTGAACTTCGCGGCCTTCAGCGAGTCCTTCGTCTTCGGCCGACGCATGGTCATCGTCTTGTAGGTCTTGCCATCGACCTCGAACGGAAAGTCGAGCGTGATTTCCGCCGACAGCCGCATGTCTTTCTTCTCAGTCACAGTCTAGTTCTCCCGCTAAGTTGAGGACCGACCCGTGCGCTTGCGCCTAGAGGGGTCGGCCATGTTGCCCTACATGCCCATCGCAGTGCGAATGGACGCAAGCTGATCCACGCCGTTGACGATGCGGATCATGTTGTCGATGTCGATCTCGACAACGACGGTGTCCTGAATCTGAATCTTCAGATACCGGATGGACATCTCGGCTTCGTTCTGCGTCAGGTCGCCTGCTTTCCAGGTGCCCAACGTGTTCTTCTTGAAGCCGCCGTGCAGATCGACGGTCATCGGGACCGCAGTCTCGCCGTCACGCTGAAGCGCGCCGCGAAGCTGGATACGGGCGGCGTTGCCGTCCATGTTGCCCCACAGACCGAGAATCTGGTTGGCATACTCGCCGAAGGTGAACTTGGCGGTCAGCGTTTCGAGGCCCATGTCCAACTCGACATTGCCGTCCATGCCGCCGCCACGATACTCTTCCGTCTTCACGGAAAGCTCGGGCAGTTCGACTTCGGAGATGCGACCGGCGTAACCGACGCCGTTCACGAAGCTGTTGAAGTTGCGAAGTACGCGCGGGATCATCTTTCGTCCCCGTTATGCGAAGAGGTTGCGGATGTAGTCCGAGACGAGATGCGACCGGAAGGTCACACGCTCGGCCGGGTACGGCGGCGTGAAGTCATACGAGAACGTCACATGACCCTGCGAGATGTCGGCTTCGGTGTTGAACTCGGGATCGACCCAGCAGTCACCACCGAGGATCGCACCGCGCACGCGAAGCTGGCGCATGTACGCCTTCACCGACGCGGTCACGTCCTCGAAATACTGCTTGGTGATCGAGCGATCCACCGCCCAGCGATGGGCCTTCGCGATGGAGATGTCGATCATGTCGCCGGTACGCGAGACGGACAGGAAGGCGAACTTCGGATCGGCCGAGCAGGTGCGGTTGCCCCACAGATACCAACCTTCGTCGCGGATGAACGTCGCGATCTCATTCTCGTTGAGAATGTTCGCGCGGCTGTTCTTGTCGCCGTAGGCGTAGTCGATGGGACGGCCCAGGCCGCCGATGCCATAGACTTCCTTGTTCGACGGCGACTCCCAAAAGCCCTTCTCGTTGTCCACGCGCGAGATCAGGCCAGCCACTCGGGCGGACGAGTGTTCGAGCGCGTAGGTGCTGGTCTTCACGGACCAACCCGAGACGGTCGGATCAACGATGAACACGCGGCGCGTGCCGTGGTCGTTGCGATAGGCGAACGCAGCGGCATCGGTGGTCGAGGGACCATCGGCGATGATGTGCGCCTTGAAGCCATCAGCCAGTTGCTTCAACTCGCTGACGACCGGGTTCGCCGAAGCGCCGATCTGGATCGTGATGGTCGCGCCGGTGCCGTCGCCGGTGACGGTCGCGGTCAGCGGCGAGACGATGCCGAAGCCGAGCGAGTCGAACTCAAGGCCAGTGATCTTGCCGCCGGTGATGATCGGCTTCGCGGTCGGCAGCACCGCGCCCGCACCGCCGCCCGTGAAGGCCACGGTCGCCTGGGTGTAGCCGTTGCCCTGCGCGGTAACGGTATGACCGGCAACGCCGAGCGGACGCTGATGCGTGAAGCCCGGTGCGATCAGGATCATCGGGGACACGCCGCACTCGGCTTCGGCCGCGCGGAAGACGTGAATGCCGGTGAACGCGCCGGTGTCGGCATCGACGCCGCCGATGACCTTGGAAAGCTGCTCGTTCTCGGTCTGCGCATCAGCGACGCGGACCACGACGATGAGCGCACCGCCCTGATCGTAAATCGAGTCGATGGCCTGCGGCAGCGTGCCGGTCGCGCCGATCATGGCCGCCGCCTGACGACGGTTGACGAGCACGGGGGTGTCGAGGGGGAACGCCACTTCGTTCGCGAGGGGAGCGGTGCCGATCAATCCGATGACGGACGAGCGGACGGTCTGGATCGGCCGGGGGCCGCTATCGACGACGACAGTCTCGACGCCGTGAAGGAAATCGGTAAGGGACATCTGTTCTCTCAATCCTCAGTATTGGGATTGAGCGTACCCTAGCGATCACCCTGCCCTGCGTCGGGACCGTTTGGGTATCCCTTACTCGATGCCTTGCGCGAGCGTGAAGAGCGCGACAAGCTCCGCTTCGCTCTTGTTCAACTGCTCGGCGCAGCCAATGACGAACGGATGATTCATGTCGAACTCCGTCGTCCACTGCCAGCTATCTTGCACGTCGCGCGACTGCGAAGCGACGTACTCTTCGATTTCGTCGCGGAGCCCCAGGGCGTTCATCGCCAGCCGGAGTTGGCGCGCGCTGGCCTTCAGCACCGGCGGCGGCAAGCGCTCCGTCATTGCGACCTGCGTCACGACGCCGTCCACGCGCTTGATGGTCGTGCTTGCGATCTTATAGCCGTCAGGCGCGGTCGCGGGGGCAACCCTGTAGACGCCGATCTTCTTAAGGTCCGCGTCCGACCAAAGCTCGACAATCTGCCAACTCTGTTGAGCCTCGCCGACAGAGATCGTCTGCCCGTAAGGGAGTTGCGTGAAGACGCCCTGGGACGTTTCCTGAACAATGATTTTCACGTTTAGCTCCATGAGATGTAGACTGCGCCGTTGGAGCCGTAGGCCCCCGGCGATTGAGCGAAGTTGAATGGCGTACTGTTCGCGCCGTAGCCGCCGGGAGCGCCGCCGGTGCCGACATTGATCACCAAAGTCTGCCCGATCAAGATAATGCCCCTGAGATGGCTCCTAGTCGCGCGAGCGCCATAGCCTCCATATCCTGATTGAACAGGGCTATCACCGCTTGCGAGATAACCGCCTGCGCCGCCAGCCGCGCCGCCTCCGGTGATGTTCTGGTCGCCGCCCTGCGCAGTGCCAGCGGCACCCGTTGCTTGGTTCGCGCCGCCTTGGCCGCCAAAGCCGATTACGTTCAGAAGCGCGGGGTTCTGTTGCAGGTAGACTTGTGACGTGCCGCCAGTGTCGCCCGTGCCGCCCGGATTGAAGGTCATGCCGAACGGCGGGGTGGTGATGACCATGCCGCCCGGCCCCTGCCCGCCACCGCCAGCCCCGCGAACGTCATAGTTGAAGTTGCGGTGCGCGGGGACGGTGAAGGTGTAGGTGCCCGGCGTCGTCCAAGCCATGCTGCCGGGAGTGACCGGCGGAAAAGCGCTCGGGATGATGCGACGAAACGGAAGGATCAGCATTACCAGACCTTCCAGCCCGCCGCGATCCAAGCGCCGACGCCAGCGTGATACTCGGCGGACACGACCACCGCAATCCCGCCCCCACCGGCGTAGACGCTAGGGACAATGTTGTCAGGGAAGCGGAAGTTGCTGTTCCAGCCAACCGTTCGGTTTCCGGTCGGGTCTTGAATGAACACGACATCGACGACCTGACCGTCCTTGGGATTGATCAGAGAGACGACGACGTTGCCAGTAAGCGTGACGGTCCAACGCGATCCCTGCGTGCAGTCGATCTGCACCGTGCCGTTACCGCTGTTGCCGTAGTTCTTGAAGCCCGTCGCCTGCCACATGATGTCGGTCGTGAGGACGCCCTGCCCCGTACCAGCACGGAGGTCGGCGAGCACAACGCCATTAGCAATCGCGATGTTGCCGAGGCCCAGGTTGGCCCGACCGTTGGCTTGCGCAGTCGCATCCAACCCTTGCGCGGCGGTGTCGATGCGCAGACGCTTCGCAAGCGAGTCGAGGATCGCGTTGATCTGCGTCATGTCGGTAAGCTTCGCAGCGATCTCGACAAGCGTGTCATAGGCCGGTTCGACGCCACCCTTCAGATCGTTGATGGCAGTCGAGATCGCGACACCGTATTGACCGACGATGGTCGTGTGCAGCGCTGACGTAGCCGACGTGATCATGTCCATGACACGCTTCACGACGGGAACGGCGGCCTGCGTCGCGCCTGCGGTCGCTTCGGCTGCCGTGGCAAGGCGGACGCCGCCGATCTCGGTCTCGGAAGCGGGCTCGATGCCCATGCCTTCCAAGTCTTCGCTGATCGCGGTGATCGCGTCCCGAATCCGCTGCGCGTCGTCACGCGCAACGTTGTCGGGATGCGGGAGCGGATAACCGCGCGTCGTGCTATCGTTCGGCATGGCCTATTAACCCGTGGTGGACTTGACTGCGACGGCGCGGATGTTGCGAGCGTTGGAGCGAGCGGCGGGGCCGCCGCCGATCTTCACATACGCGCGCGACACGGCGAGGTTGACGTGATCGAGCATGTACTGGCGCTCTTCCCAGCCATCGCCGAGCGGCGTCGCCTTTTCGAGCGTGAGCGCGTTCGAGGCCGACCACACGGGCAAGCCCGCGTTGACGCCGGTCTGAATCTTCGCCTCGAAGGTCGCGTTGCCGGGCAGATACACGTCAAGGATCAGGCGAACCTTCGAGTCGGTGCCCGCCTCAAAGGCGCGCGTGATGTAGTCGCCGGTCGCCTGGATCGCGCCCGCCACAACCTGAACGTAGGGCAGCATGATCGGCCAGAGGTTGGTCTTTCCGGTCACGCGCAGGCGGACCTTCAGCGTGCCAGTGATGGCCTGCGGCAGCGAGACGTTGACCGCCGGGGCCGTCACGTATTTCGCTCCGTTCGGGGCCTCGAACTCGACCTCGATAGCGGTGCCTTCGGGGCGCTCTGCCGCGAGCAGCGGCATCAGGTCCGAGCAATCCACCACCGGCAGATCGCCGACCTCAATGGTGCGAACGGCTTGGGCGTACTTGGCGCAGCGGAGCCGGAAGCCCAGCGAGCGGCCCGGCTTCGGCAGCCAGGTACGCGAGTCCGAGCCGTCGAGGAAGGTGCCGAGCGGGAACGCATTGCTCGTCACCCAGCCGTTGATCTGATCGAAACCACCCAGGTCGGCGATGGCGACCGAATGGGTCGGGTCTTCGGTCAGAAGCGTGATCGCGTAGCTACGGTCTTCGCGCAGCGTCACCGGACGCTCGAACGCGGCGAAGGTCCAATCGCTTTCGACGCGCGGCTGAACCGAGAGCGGGTCGATGACCTTCACCGTGTTCATGTCGAGGATCGACTCCGCGACGACGCGCTCGGTCGGAAGGCCAAGCTCGACCTCGCGGATTTGGACGCGCACCGGCTTGCTCCTGTCGCCGACCTTGGTGAACTTCACGTCCACGCCGAGCGCCTGACGCGGCTCGCTCAGACGGAAGGTCTGCGCGAGCGGATCGGCGCTATACCAGTACGTCGTGACGACGGTGCGTTCGTTGGTGATCGTGGTCAGCCAGCCGTAGGCCGTGTAGAGCGCATTGGCCGACGAACCGCCGACGCCCTCGAACGCGACGTGCTTCACGCCGACCGGGACGTTCGCCGGAATCTGGAACGCCCAAGTCAGCGTGCCATTGCCGTCCGCGCGGATGGTGCCCGCCGGGGTCACGTCGATGTCGTCGAACGTCACCTTCTTCAGGACTTCGTTATAGCCCCACTTGTGGATCGTGAAGCCGACCGAGCGCTGGCGGATCGTCTCTTCCGCGACCGTGGCGTTGTTGACGATGCGATCCGTGGTCTCCGTGGTCGTTCCGATCAGCGGGCCAGCGGCGAAGTTGGTGCGCTGCCAAGCGACGCGCGACGTGAAGACCGAGGTCCAAACGTCCTGCGTGTCGGTCCAAAGATCGACGGACGGATCGAGAGCAACATCGGTCGCCGGGGGACCGAACGAGGCGTAGGGGTTGATCTTCGATTCGCCGGTGATCTGGCGCTGCTCGAACACGTTCTCGAACGTGTACGTGAGCGCCGTGTCGGCAGGCATCGTAGTGACGGTCGGGATGATCGGCAGCCAGAGCAGGCCGCCGAAGATCGCGCCGGTCTGAGGAAGGCCCTGATCGCGCATGTCGTCGTCGAGCATCGGATCGACGAACACGCCGCGCTTCGAGGCGACTTCCTTCCGATCCACGTCGCGCTGAAGCCGCTCTTCGGCAACCAGTGCGTAGAGGTCGCTGACCATCGTTTCGAGGCTGCGCAGATCGGCGAACGGCATGCGGACGGTCGCGACCTGCTTGATCGTCGGGACGAGACCCCAATTGTTGTAGACATCGGCCAGCTTGTGCAGCGTCGGCGCGACGGTCGTCGGCTGCGGCGCGTACAGCGAGCTAATGCCCTTCAGGTATGAGATCACGCCTTGCTGATCGACCACGATGGCGTCATAGCGCGGCAGCTTCGTTTCGTACTTGATGAACGCGGTCGTGTCGTCGGCCGCGCCGGTGATGTCGAAGCCATCGCGCGTGATGTTGGTCGGGACCGCGTTGGTCAGGTAGCGATACGTGACCTGATAGGTCGAGCCCGGCGCGACTTCCGCGCCGCTCGGCGACCAATCCACGGCCGCGCCGGTCAGCTTGTAGTCGGCGGTCGGTGCGTAAATGGTCGCGCCCTGCTTGACCTGACGGATCGAGAGCACGGTCGGATCGGGTAGCGTGTCGGACGCGCCGGAATAGGTGCCGTGAGTCAGCGTCACGGTCTTCTCGGCGATGATCGTGATTTCCTTGATCGAGGCGATGGGCGCGAAACGCACCTTGATCGTCTGCGTGCCGGAATTGACGGCATGCGGCTCGTCATCGAGCAGCATGATCTCGGGCTCTTCGGTCACGCGAAGGCGTGCGGAGGCAGGCCGGGTCCGCTTGTAGCCCCAAACGTTGATCGTGCCTTCCGAGATGGTGAAGGTCTGCTTGCCGGTGTCGTCGAGGCCGAGCGCCTTCACGTTGAAGCCTTCCACGACGTACCCGCCGTGCGCCTCGCGGTCATAGCGCGCGAGCAGGTTCGCCCAGGCGTCATCCATGCCGGGCTCATTCGGAGTGTCGATAGTGCCGTCCTTGATGGTATAGATCGGGAAGAAGTCGCCCTCTTCGCCGTCGCCCTCATAGCCCCAGCGGCCGAGCATCGCCAGCGCCGAAGCGCCCGGCTCGCCTTGTGCGCGCGTTCCGGGGGCGAGGCCCTTCAGCGTCGGATCGTTCTCATAGGTGACGGTGAAGGTGCGCAGGCGGATGCCGATCACGACGGTGCCGACCGCCGAGATGACGAGATTGCGGGCGTCGATGTTATGCACCGCCCCGCGAATGTAGACCTTGGCCGCCGCCAACCTCGCCTCGACTTTGGCGTTGATGATCGGCCCGAGCACGATGGCACCGCCGCTGACCAGCGAACCGTCGCGCCAGAACGCATCGGCGACGCCCTTCAGGCGGTTCGCCTCGATGTCCTGAATGACGTTCAGTTCGTTGCTCGTCAGGAAGCGGTCATAGTGAGCCACCATCCGCTGATAGCCCTTCGCCGGATCGAAGGTGTTGATGTATGCCGGGAGGGTATCGCGAGCGTCAGCCATTTTCAGATCACCAGAACGTAAGAGAATCCCTGCCGCTCACTCGGGGAGCGAACCTTGCCCGCGAAGCGGTCGAGCAGGAGCAAGTATCCCGGTTCGGCGACCTGATCGGGAGTCAAGTACAGTTGCCCTTCAGGCACTCCCGGCTTGCGCGTGCCATCGACATAGATGCCGACTTCGCGGATCGTTTCGGTCGCGGCTTCGAGGTAATCGAACAGCACGTTGCAATAGAGGTAGCGCGTCGCCGTGGTCGAGATCGTCCACCGCTGGCCGCCCGGCGTGCTGATGTTGCCGTTGTCGTCCGGCACAACGAACTCCACCGACGACGCGATGCGACGGCCAACTTCGTTGACCAAGGCGGTCTCCCCGGAGCCCAAGGCGGGCGTGCCGTACTGAACCTGAGCCTGGACGGTCGCGCCCGGCGCGATCTGGCCGCCGTTGATGCGCGTCACCGCGCCGGTGTTGGCGTTGAACGTGTAGTCGCGCGGCGTCTCGAACGTGAGAGCGCTATCGACGCTCTTCACGGCCAGCGCAGAGACCGGCGCGTGATCGAGCATGAAGCGCTCGGGCGAACCCGAGAACGTGAAGTTCTTCACGTCGGTCTGCCCCCACCACGAGTCCCCTCGCCCCCAGGCGAAAAACATCGTGCGAGACTTCAACGCGGCGGCGAGACCTTCGCGCCCGCTATTAACCAGAAGTGCCATCGGGTCCTCCGTAAATCGTGAACTGTTCAATGTTGGAATAGGAGACGTTCGGCCAAGGCACGCGCGGCCAAGGCATCAACGCTTCCTTTGCGAAGTCGATCTGCTCGCCCGAGAGCGAAGCCTGAATGGAGACCACGGACGGCTCGACGACCTCGCCATCGAGCAGAGAGCGGTCGAGCACGAAGCCTTCCTCAAAGCGCGCGACGCCCTCGACGGACGTGAAGACACCGCCGTCCATATCGACGTTGAAATCGACTTCCTCGCCGTGCTGCTTGCCGAACGAAAGCTTCGGCTTGATGCCGGGGAGATAGACGCCGGACCAATCGTCGAGCAGCGCGCCGTCGAGGCGCATCATGTCGAGGCGCATCGGCCGGATGTCATAGCCGCCATAGATGCGGCCCAGGACGCTAGACGCCTTCTTGGAGAGGTTCGCCAGCCCGATCAGGTTGAGCAGCACATCTTGGTCAGGCCGCTCAGTGAGCCCGATCTGGAACAGGCCCCAGCGCACAGCGCCGTGATCTCCGCGCTCATAGAAACCGTCGAGGCCCAGCCAATCGAAGACGATCTCATAGGCTTCCACGCGGCCCCGGAGCGTCTGCCAACGCTTGCCTTCCCTGTAGAGCCTCTGATGGTCGGCGACGAACTCAGCCGCGTCTTCGAGGCCCCAATGGCGCAACAGCCACGGCAGAACGTCTTCGGGGATCACATCGAGATAGCGCACGTCGATGATCGACTGCACCAACGCGGCATAGCGCGAGCGCGAGTCGATAGTCTTCACAACGGACCGCTGAAGCGGCGTCGTGTTGCGCGGGACGATGTCGATCAGGTCGGTCATCAATAGGACCGACCCTTGAAGTTGAGCTTGATGGTGCCGAGCGCCACGGCCTCATTCGGCTCCGCGCGCGTGTAGTCGTCGGCGGCAGGCGAGATCATGACGATCCGGCGGACGCCGGACGTGCGCAGGGACGCGATCACGAAGTCAGCGGTGAAGTCCCATCCCAGGCGGCGCGATGCGGCGAACTCGGTCTTCAGGCGATCTTCGGCCGTCTGCAACTCACTCGCCGGGGCTTCCGGCAAGAGCCACACGTCCGCCTCGACGTTGACAACGCGGATCACGGCGGGGACGACATCGACGTGATCGTTGTCGCCCAGGACGAGCGGATCGTTCAGCGCGGCGGCGACGGTCGCGAGCAAGGCGGGGCTAGCGACGCCATCCCCTTCGGTGGACAGGATCGAGACCTTAACCCCACCCTTGGCATCGCCCACAACGCCCACGTCGGCCACGCGGAGCGGGTCGGCGGCGAAGGCGTACCGCTTGTACCAATTCTCGGTGAAGCCGCCCTGCCCCTTCTTCCGCTCGCGCAGGCGGCGTCGCAGGTCGTCGAGGGACTCGCCAACTGCCTGCGTCATGTTCCAATCGGACGCCTGCGCGATCAGGTCCGCGCCCTGCCCGAAGTCGAGCAGCGTCGCGCGGAACGTGTCGTTGAGCGACGTGACATAGAGCAGATCGCCATAGGCGGCATGGCGGCAGAAGTTGTTGATCGGGTCCGACCGCAGCATGTACGTGTCCCAATCGAGACCGGCAGTCTCAAGCAGGCCGCGCATCTGCGTCAGGCGGGCGTCGAACAATGCCTGGAACGCGGGCTCGCGCTCGATGACAGGCAGCGGCAGGTTCGGGAGCGGCGCGTCCATTAGACGTAGCTCCCGACGACCATGTTGTCAGAAAGGATCACGCGGCCCTGCGCGTCTCGGGCTTCCGAGTAGTCGCCGAGATGGCCGCGCGGGTAATAGATGCCCTCGATATCGAATTGGGCATGGCCCTGATCCGTCATGTCGGAAAGCTCCATCTGAATGATGCGGAAGCGAGGCTCTTCAGCCATCAAGGACTCAGGGCTCTTCCGATTGATCGCTTGCGGCACGGCCGCGTAGAAATCGATCAGCGTGACGGGCGACACGGCATGGTCAACAAGGCGCGGCATCTTCGAGCCGAAATCGCGGGCCATAACGAGCGACTTCAGCGAAGTGCTCAGAATCGTCGCAATCGACTGCCAGACATCGTCGATGCCTTCGAGAGGCTTGCCGGTGTTGAGGTCAATGGTCGCCATAAGGCGCACCGTGCCGCGTCGGCTCGGTCGCTTACAGCCTGATCCGGTCGCCTATATCAGCCCTTCTTGGCGAAGGTCTTCAGGGTCGGGATGTCGCTGACGACTTCGACGCGATCCTGCGGGCGCTCGCTGGTATCGTCGAGGCCCAGGAACGTCGCGGCGGCGACCGCAAAGATGTCGGACTCGTGGAGCGCCTGCCCGGTCTTCGTCTTGATCGTGTCTTCCGCCTCGATCTCGACGTTTTCTTCCATCTCGATCTTCAGGTTCTTCGCCTTCAGCGTGATCGTGCCTTCCTTCATCACGATTGAGCAGCCCGTGCCCTCAATCGTGATGGTGCCCTTGTCCTTCAGCCCCTTGATCAGCCAGTCGCCCGTAGAGCGGTCGTAACTGATCTCGCCAAGGATTTCGTCTTCCTCGCCGTCCTGCCCGTCCTCGCCACCTTCGCCGCCGCCCTCGCCGCCCTCGCCGCCCTGACCGTCGTTGCTCTTCGGCTTCGCGAAGATTTTGCGCCAGACGCCCGCCTTGTCGGTCGTTTCCTTCTCGTCTTCATTCTCAGGCGTGTACGTGCCTGCCGGATAGACCTGCGCCGTCGCAAGCTCGCCGCCTTCGGCAAGCAAAACGACCTTCTCGCCCTTCTCAAGGAAGTGCGTCTCGCGGTCGCCCTTGGCGCGCATGCCGCCCGCCGGGAGCCAATCGGTGATGTTGTGGTTGTCTTCGTCGTTCTCGTCACCGATCAGGACGCGGTACGCGGGGGGCTGCCGCTTGTAGTCCACTTCCTTGATCTTGCCGAACTTGACGACATCCTGCGCGCGCCGATCGATGTCGGTCGCTTCCGGGTCGGACACGCCGCCGGTGCTCGCGGGATCGCGCAGAAACTTGACCATGCTACTTTCCCGCCAGGAAGTCCGCCATGTCGGCGTCGAGGTTGTCGGCCGTGGCGCGCGGACGCCATGCGGTGCGATAGATGACCTGCCAAACGAGGCCGATAGCGCCAATGGGGCGCTTGACCTGCTCGGTGATCACGTCGATGTCGGACTCGAGCAGCCGCATGCGCGCGGACTCGAAGCCGGGAATCACGAAGCCTTCAAAGGCCGCTTCCATCTGCTCTGCGATGTCGTCGAGCTTGTCGTCAACGGTCTCGCCGCCGAGCAGCATGGCCTCCGTGACAAGCGTCAACTCACGCTCGATATAGGTCGCGTCGCCCTCGACCCCGTAGTCCTTCTCGGGGTTGTACTTCTCCATGCGCGCATAGACGAGAATGGCCGGGCCGTCCTCTTTCAACTCTTCCTCGTTCACGGGAGCCATGCGGCTCGCAAACACGCGGCTTTGCGCGACCGTGCGGTACTCGCCGTCAACGATTTCGGCGAGCCGGGCTCGGAACGCTTCGCGGATTCGCTTACGAGGATGCGCCATGTCAGTCGTTCGCCATGAGCAAGAGCAGGGACAGGCCGGTGCCGTCCGGTCGCTTGTCCTCGATCCGATATTCTTGGCCCTTGATCGTCAGCTTCTCGCCCTTGCGACCGCCCTTGTTCAGATCGGACGTGCGGCAGAGAAACGTCGGGCCGGATGACGTGACGCTCGCGCCCATCTGCATTTGGGATTGGGTCCCGTTCCAACGGTTCGGATTCCAATTGCTGCCTTCGTCGTCGAACTGGCCGGGGATGTCCTTCGGCGCGACGGCTGGATCGCGGCTCACATAAGACGCCTCAACCCCGAACTCGTCGGGGTTGAGGAAGATCAGCAGATCGTTGTCGGTCTCGACCGGCATCAGACGCCCGATGCGCGCAATGCCAGAGCAGCGTCGATCTCTTCGTCGGTGATGTCGAACCCGACGATCTCTTCAATCGGCTTCTGCTTCGGCTTGCCCTGACGATGACCGGACTTGAAGAAGTCCTTCTTTTCGTCGAGCAGGTCGATTGCGGACGCGATGTCCACGACGCGAGTGCTCGCGCCGTCCGTCTGATGCGAGGCGGGAGGGACTTCATCAGCGGACGGCGCGTCGCCGGGGGCATCACCGGCGGACTCGATGCCAGCGAGCGTGCTGGCGGAATCCAGAGCAATCTCGGCAACGGCCGAAACCGGGTTCTGATCGAGAACGACGCGAGCAGGCCCGAGGGCCTTCGCTTCGCTCTCGGTCATTTCGACCGGCGTGCCGGGCGGAATATACCGCCCGTCACGCTTGATCGTTACGAGGCCGCGATACAACGGCATCTCACTTCACCTTCGCGCCCAGGGTGCCGTTCACGGAGCTATGGCGGAATCTGGGTGATGACGGTGTGAGGAAGGCGGCGTATCGAGGCGGGTGACGAGCCTGCCAGAACCTCTCGAGGAGAGCGATACGCCATGACCGAGACTACCAATGTTCTTGCTTTCCGTCAGCCGTCCGCGGTTGATGATCCACTGACCGATATCGTTCGTGCCCCCCGCGCGGGACCTGCTTGCCAGGGCGATCGAGATCGAGGTTGGCGCGTTTCTGGCCAGCACGGCCAATCTGACGCTGCCCGACGGTCGAGCGCGCCTGGTCCGACATGGGCACGGTCCGGTGCGC